ACCCTGACTTACTGCCAGGCGGTGCTGTGGATTGATCAGCTACTAACCGCCATTGACATGGCAAACAATCAACTCGCTGCAATCAGGAAGATAGAAAAGGATCGCCAGAATGCAAAAAATTCCTTAACTGGCTGAAGGGCCTGTTCATCCATCCCAAAGAGACAAACACCATGACAGAAGGCAAAGAAGTCACTGAAACAGCAGTAAGCGCTGAACCGGCTGTAGCATCAGCACAAGTGACGGACAAAACAGATCTGGTTCTGGCGAAGCTGAAAGAGCTTGTTGCTGCCGCTGGCGCACAGACCCACGAAGTTATTGATGACCTGATTGAGCTGGCTAAAAAACTGGCCTGATAGTTCGTGTTACAGAGCATTCATCCGTGAGTGCTCGATTATGCAGAATTAGTTTGCTGTCGGTTCGGTGGTGCATGTTTATTTTTCAGCAGGAAATTCTTAATGATAATTACCTCTGGCGCCTCAATTATCGGTGCGACTAAATCAGGCATCTGGACGCCAGGCACCACAGTAATCGGCAACGCATCATCTAAGCCGACAATCCGACCGATTGACCTGACAGCCCCGGCTCTCGACTCGCGCATCACGTACACCGGCCCGGCTCATTTTGTTCTTGATGATACAGGGAATCTCGACCTGTGCGATACGAACGAGTGGAGAGTGGAAGGAACTATGTCGCTGGGCATCCTGGGCAGGCATGAGCCTGAACCGGCTGCAACAAACCTGCAGCCTCAGTCACGTGCCACAGTGCTGGACGATTATATCAAAACGTCTGGCATCGACAGCCTGCAGGTCAGCCAGGACGGCGGCCCTGATGGTGGAGCAATCGCGCTGGCTCCGCTGGAGTGCGACGTGTATGCATTCTCACAAGATATCGGCGGCGCATACCTGTACCCGCCAACAGCCTACAATCTCACGCCCGGCTGGCAGCGTATTGTGTTCACCGTCACTTCGACAGCGCGTAGTGCTCTCAGGCTGTGGCTTGGCCGGAACAGCGTTACAGGTACACCCGCATTCTGGGGTACTCAGGGCTATCTTAATGCAGGAACTTACACAGCATCATTCTACGTGCGCAGCAACGACGACAGCACGTTCCGCGTTGGGTTTGCACAGATTGAAGCTGGAGAACTGGCAACATCTCCGATTGTCACGACTGACGCGCAAGCTTCACGCACAGCGGCTTCAGTCGTTGTCGACACTACCGGCGCATCATCAATGACTGTTCATTACAAAAACGGCGAGAGCGACACGTACGCAACGCCAGACGACAGTTTCACAATACCACCCGCTCAAAGGAATTGGGGAGTGAGGTACATGCGGAGAATTGAATTCAGATGAGTGTTTCTATCAGGTTAACTGAAGCGCCAGTCCAGATCACAGACGGAACCAACAGCGCGAACATTACTATCGGAAACGGCAATGCGGTGTACGCCGATTCGGAAAACAGCGAGGCCTGGCACCCGGCAAGTGGCCATATCTATTTCGGCTCTCCCTGGGTGATCTGGATGAAAGCAGTTAAATCAGTAGCTGGAATATCAACAGCTGACATTGTTGTGAGCTATCTCACTGAGTAAATATTATGGCAAAACCGGACTGGGGAGCTCTGCAACACCAGTTCCTCGCCGAGCATGCTAAATCCGGTATTTCCCCCAAAGACTGGTGTGAAGCGCAGGGGCTTAAATATTCATCTGCGAAACGCTACATCAAGGTAACGAGTTACGGTGCGAAATCGCAGAAAAGCACAGCGAAAAAAAGTGCGAATTCGCAACAGCAGAAACAAAGAAAATCGGAAGGTGATCGGCGTTCACAGAAAATCTGCGAATCACCCCACCCGTCAAATTCTCAGGGTGCGAAACGCGCACCCTATAACGCACGTCCAGGCAATCAGAACGCACTGAAGCATGGTGGCTACGGTCGCCGCATGCTGCTATCGGACGCAATCACTGAAGATGCTCAGGCACTCACGCTGGACGATGAGCTTTTCTGGCTGCGCGCGGCGAATCTGAAGGCGGCTGAGAATATTGGTCGCTGGCAGGCAGAGCTGGAACTGGCGGAAGGTGATAAGGCCAAAAACTATCAGGAACTCATTTCTTCCGCTGAAAAGGCCATGCATCGCAACACGGCGCGAATTGAGTCTCTGGAGTACACCAAAGGGTCGATAGCCAAGCTGTTGGTGGATACGGCGTATCGCGAAGCAGCGACAGAAAAAGTTGAATTAGAAATCGATGTAATGAAGGACGGTGACAGCGACAACGCCATCGTCGTTCACAATACGCTGCCAATACCGGGAAGATAATCATGGCCGACATTTACCTGCCCACGCTCCACGAGGGGCAGTTAACAGTCTGGTCTGATTCCTGGGATCACCAGTTAAACGCCGTTCGATGTGGTCGCCGGTGGGGTAAGACGTTCATGCTGTCCAGTGCGGCGGTGACTTATGCGACGTCGCAATTTAAACGCCCCGGCATGGATGTTTTGCTGGGTGGTCGCGTTGGCATATTCACTGCTGAATATCGCCAGTATCAGGAGATTTACGACAAGCTGGAAGAAATCCTGCTGCCGCTGAAAAAGAGCTTCAGCCGTCAGGAAAAGCGCCTGATGCTGAAGAACGGCGGAAAGATAGACTTTTGGGTCACCAATGACAACAAACTGGCCGGGCGCGGGCGTGAGTACGAAATCGTCCTGATAGACGAAGCGGCCTTTACCAAGTCTCCGGAGATGTTGAAGGAGATCTGGCCGAAGTCGATTAAGCCCACTCTGCTGACGACCAAAGGTCGGGCCTACGTTTTTTCAACCCCTGATGGCGTGGACGAGGACAACTTCTTCTACGCAATATGCCACAACAAGGATCTTGGATTCCTGGAGCATCATGCTCCGACATCATCCAACCCTTTTGTTCCTCCTGAGGAGCTGGAGAAAGAGAAGCAGAATAACGATCCGCGCGTTTTCCGCCAGGAGTTTATGGCCGAATTCGTCGACTGGTCGGCAGCCTCTCTCTTCGATGTCCGTAAGTGGTTTGAGGGTGAAAATCAGGATCAGCCTGTCGAGTTTCCGGAGATGTGCGAGGCAGTCTTTGCCGTTCTGGATACGGCGGTCAAGGGGGGCACTGAACACGATGGCTCGGCCGTTGTTTATTACGCCGTTGATACCCGACCGGGAAGGATGCGCCTGACCATCCTCGACTGGGACGTGGTTCAGATTGATGGCGCGCTGCTGGAAACGTGGCTGCCATCAGTTTTTGTGCGGCTCAATGAGCTTTCGACACAGTGCGTGGCCGTAAACGGCAGCCTTGGCACATTTATCGAGGATGCCAGCATGGGCAGCATACTCCTGCAAAAGGGAGAAAGCCTCGGCTGGCCGGTCAACAAAATAGAATCCGCGCTGACCAGCAAGGGAAAAGATGAACGCGCAATTATGGCCTCCGGCTATCACTACCGGGGGCTGGCTAAGATTTCCCGCCACGCTTATGAAAAAACAGCTTCTTTCAAGGGCGAGACGGCAAACCACCTCCACAAACAGGTTTCCCGATTTCACCTTGCTGACAAGAACGCGCACAAACGCGCTGATGACCTCCTCGATGATTACACCTACGGGCTGATCATCGCGTTCGGCAGCGGCGATGCAATCTGACGAGACAACCAATGAACGAAGATGATTTCGAGATCGGCAGCTGCTCGACAGAGCTTGTCATGCTTCTGGACAGCGAGGATATCCAGCCAGGAAGCACGGCCGGTTACCAGACGTGCAAGACGATTTACCTCTACCACCCGCTGGGCGGCAAGATGGTGGACCGCCCGATTAAAATGGCGATGAATGAGCCCAGAACAGTGCATGTTGCGCAATCATTCGGACTGGAACAGCGCCTGCGCGATGCGTTTGAACGGGAATGGAAAGCGCTGGGGGCAAATCAGCACATTGCCAACGCGGCGCGGATAGCACGAATTTACGGCGTTTCGGCGGTCGCCATGCTGGTTGATAATCAGGAGGCGAATCAGCCCCTGGACTACCGCACGCTCTATAAGCACAACATCAGTTTTAACGTTCTCGATCCGCTGAACGCCGCGGGCAGCATCGTCCTGAATCAGGATCCGAATGCGCAGGATTTCCAGAAAGTCGATGGGATCAGGGTTGGAGGAAAGCCATATCACAAATCCCGTTGCGTCGTCATGCAGAACGAGGATCCGATTTATCTGGCGTACAACCCGGCGGCATTCGGTTTCACCGGGCGCAGCGTTTATCAGCGCGCCCTGTTTCCTCTGAAATCCTTTATCCAGACCATGCGCACTGACGATATGGTTTCGGTGAAAGGCGGCCTTCTGGTCACGAAAATCAAGGGGCCAAGCTCTGTCGTCAACAACATGATGCAGAAGCTCAGCGGTATCAAACGCATGATGCTGAAGCGCGGTAAAACCGGCGAAGTTCTGCAGATCGGAGATAACGACAGTATTGAGTCCATCGACCTGAGCAACCTGGAAAAACCCCTCGACGCAGCACGTAACCATATTCTGGAAAACATCGCAGCGGCGGCTGACATGCCAGCGATAATGCTGAATTCCGAGACGTTTGCACAGGGATTCGGAGAGGGGACCGAGGATGCGCGTTCGGTAGCGGTTTACATCGATAATATTCGCGAGTGGCTGGACACGGTTTATGCGTTTTTTGTTCGGGTATGCCAGTACCGGGCGTGGAGCATTGAATTCTTCCAGTCGCTGCGCGCCGACTTCCCTGAGCTGAAAAACACTTACAGCCTGTACTTCTCAACGTGGATCAACAACTTTGAATATCGCTGGCCGTCTTCCCTCAAGGAGCCGGAAAGCGAGAAGGTGAAGGTCGACGAGATACGGTTTAAGGCGATCATCGGAATGGGAGATGCGTTGCTTTCCCAGCTGACTGACGACCCGGAAAACCGTGCTGCGCTGATCGAATGGATGTGCGAAAACGCGAATGCAAACGAGCATTTATTCCCGCAGCGCCTGGATCTGGATTTCGAAGCGCTGCTGAACAATCCGCCGTCTCAACCTCAGCAGGAATCGCCCGGCGCAGGAATGGAGCTATGAAAACGTTCACGCGCACCGTCAGAGAAGCCGTGAGGTTCTTTTTGCAGAATGGGTACTCCTCACGCGAGGAGCTGGAGCGCTGGCAAAGCATCATTCGCCAGGCGGCGGAAGGCGAGACCGCTGGCGACTACGCGAACATTGTCTCCCGGAACCTCACGCATGCGTATGACCTGCAGGTTGGCCGGGCAGCGGCGCTCAAGCGTCATCCGGGCATTTCCCGGTTCACCATTAACTATCTTGAACCAAAGCTGAGAACTGAGCTGGACCGGCGCATTATGGCCAGTGTGGATCTGATAAAGCTCAATCGCCAGAAAGCCATCGATACGACGCTCTCACGGTTTAGCGGCTGGGCTAGCAGCATTCCCTCCGCTGACTCGATATCCCTGGCCGGTATTCAGGGAAAGATGCGTGAGACGGCACAGCACATCGAGAAGGCGGCCGGGAACGTCGATTATGCCGCGCGCCGCGTAATGATCGACCAGAACCATAAGCTGATCGCCAACATCGATAATGTGATCGCGACCAGCAACAACGCTATTGCAGCGATCTGGCACAGTCACTGGCGACGACCTGGTTATAACTACCGCGAGGACCACAAGGATCGCGATCAGCTTTATTACCTGATTCGCGGGAGCTGGGCGCAGAAGAACGGGTACTTAAAAGCCGGTCCCGCCGGCTACCTCGACGAAATAACTCAGCCTGGTGAAGAGGTTTTTTGCCAGTGCTACGTGACCTACATCTACAACCTCCGCAGCATCCCTGAATACATGCTGACCCGGAAGGGAAGCAAATTCATGGAGTCACTGAAAGCAGCATAGGAGCATTAAATCTTGGCTATTTTTGGCAGCGGGATAATGTTCCGTCAGGGCAAATTCGTTTTCCTGATCCAGCGTTCTGATGATGGCACATGGTGCCCTCCTGGCGGAAAGATTGAGCCGGGTGAAATGGCTGTTGACGCAGCCCGCCGCGAGGTGATGGAAGAAACAGGCTATCAGTATGATGGACTGTTAACTCCGTACAGCGTGGCGGGCGACTACCTCACGCTACGTGCAGACGTAACGGATCAGTTTGAAGCGAAGATAAACGACGAGTCGCTGGCCGCCGGATGGTTTCACATTGACGATTTGCCAAAGCCACTTCATCAGCCATTCGCTGAGATGATGGCACAGCAGGCGCTGAATGAAACCGACGTGGCCGCGCTTATCGCGGACGGAACACTGAGCAGCCCGCAATATTTTATCAACATGTGGATGTTCGCCATCCGGGTAACCGGAACAGGGGTCACCTGGCGCTCTGCAGATCAACAGATGGCCTTCCGTAACCCGGACGACTATCTCACCCCCGAATTTCTCCAGCGTGTTGCCGGTGTGCCACTTATCTGGCTGCACCCGGAGAAAAATACGCTCGATAGCGATGAATTTGTTAAGCGTGTTATCGGCACCCTGACCAACGGTTGGGTTGCTGATAATGGTGAGGTGTGGGCGATTGCCCGCGTGTATGACGCTGAAGCAGCCGAAATTATGGCCACCCGGCAGTTAAGCACATCACCCACCGTCAGGTTTGACGAATCGCCCGGCTCAATCATCAAAATCGACGGTCAGCCTCTATTGGTGGAAGGTTCCCCGGTATTGCTCGACCACGTAGCAGTTTGTGAACAGGGTGTATGGGACAAGCTCCTTGCCCCTGGTGGTGTTAAATCTGATTCCATTCCAAAAGAGGCTGAAAAGATGGACGAGGAAAAATTCCTGGAGTTGTTCAATAAGTGCATGGATGCACGGATGGCTAAGGCTGACTCAGAGGCGAAAGAAGCCAAAGAGAAGGCAGATGCCGATGAGGCTGACAAAAAAGAGAAGGCTGACGCTGAAGAGAAAGAGGCCGAAGAGGCCAAAGCCAAAGCAGACTCTGAAGAGAAAGCCGCTAAAGAAAAAGCAGATGCTGAGGCCAAAGAAAAGGCCGATGCGGAAGCTGATGAAAAAATGGCAAAAGAAAAGGCTGATTCCCAGCTCCGTCAGGAAATTGCAGAGCTGCGTTCCCGCATTCCTGTTGAGCTGAGCGATGAAGAACGTAATGAAGTCGCTGACGCTCAGGTGAAAGCGGACAGCGTTTTCTCCAGCTTCGGTAAGCGCGCACCAGTACCGCTCTCGGGCGAGAAACCAATGGCGTATCGCCGTCGCATGATGATCCAGCTGCAGGAGCACTCAGCCGACTATAAGACGGTTGATCTGTCCGCTATCGCCGATTCTGCCCTGCTGAATGTGGCCGAAAAGCAGATTTATGCCGATGCGCAAAAATCAGCAAGCCTGTCTGTTGGTCCCGGCATGCTGCGCGAGATTAAGCGTGCGGATGCTACCGGACGTCAGATTAGCACCTTTGAAGGCGATCCTGCTGCCACCTGGGGACCGTTCCAGTCAGGCAAGCGTCAGGTAACCAGTTTTAACAATCAGGCTTAATGGGAGCTCTGAAGCATGGCAAATTTATCTTTAAATCCGATGGCTACCACCAACGCGCTTGGTTCCTTTGGTGTGCAGTCCGACGGATATATTCAGGGTGTTGCTCTGGATGATCCGGCTAACCGTTTCAATCTGGCTTCCGGTACCGTGGCGGCAACAGAAACCCGTCCGCTGTGGGGCGGTCTGCCGATTGCTGAACTTATCCCCGGCAACCAGTCAAGCCCCCGTGGTTCGACTATCCGCCGTGCTGCCTCCGTCGCAGAGCTGGAAGGTTTCACGGTGTTCAACCAGGCGCATAACGGCCTGACCACGCCGCAATCACCGGTACCGCTCTATGCGTCAGGAATGAGCGTTTCATACTATCGGATCGGTTCTAACATGCGCGTGCCGCTGAAGGCGTCCGCTCAGGTGGTGGCGCTGGCCACTTCCGGGGCGTCGGTGAAAACGCCTCTGGCGTGGGACTTCGTGAATAACCAGGTAACCACTGCCGCGACCGCTGCGTTTACCGGAGATGACATTGCTACCACGTCCGTTACGTATGACTCTGGTGTGGCAACAGCGACCACAGCGTCGGCGCATGGCCTGACGGCGGGTCAGTACGTCAAAATCAGCGGTGTGGCTCCGGATGCATATAACGGAACCGTGGCTGTTCTCTCCGTCCCGACGGCAACGACCTTCACGTACATCCCGGCAGCAGTTCCCGGTGGCAATGCAACCGCTCAGGGAACCATTGGAGCAGTTACGCCTTCCGACATCACCCTGCCGGTAAAAGTGATCGCCGTAGAAGCGGGTAACTCCAAAACTGTCAGTTACGACAGTAATACGGGTTTCCTTACCTGGAATAACACCGACAGCTGCGCGCTGGTCTTACTTTAATCGGGAGCTGAATTAAATGGCTGCAATTACCCCCAGCTACACCATCGTCAATCCGTCGTACATCGCGCCGGAGATGATCATCGGTTACCAGCAGGCGTCCGGTGCATTCGAAACCATCGCCAGCGGTAACCCGCAGGTTCGCCTCGGCGTGGGCGATCAGTACGTGTACATGCGACGCCTGGACATCCGGACTCAGGTCACATCAAGCCAGTCTGGTAACGCCAACCAGCTGCCAAGTGTTGCGCTTGAGGCGAGGATGATCTCCACACCAACCTACCTGTTTCGCTGCCGTGGTATCTACGATCACCATGATATGGCCGCCGCCGGTAACTGGAACTTTGCTCTGCCGGAAGCCCAGCGCCTGGGCATGCGCCAGGGTATTTTCCAGCAGCTTCGCTCTGCGTTGCTGTACGGCATGAACCCGGCGGGCGGGGAAGGCCTGCTTAACACCGCTGGCGCAACGACCGAAACGCTGCCGCCGGACACCAACAACAACAATACTGTTCTCACCTACGATCATGGCCAGATGGCAGTTTATCTGCTCGGCCATGTTCAGGCCGCTCTGACCCGCACCATGCAGCTGGGCCGCCAGCAGCGGGTGGTTATCCTCGGGCCTCAGCGCGTACTGGGTGCCATGGAAATTCAGCAGATTGTTCAGTTGACATCTTACCAGCGCCCTGGCGGTGGTACTGACTCAGTCGGCGGCATGGTGAAAGATGTGCTGAAGGGTGCAAACGTTCAGGTTGACTGGGTGTATGACGATACGCTGATCGGTGCCGGCGCGGGCGGAACAGATGCGGTAGTAATCACCATCCCGGAAGTTGAAGTGCCTGTGGTTAATTCCACTGTGAACACCAACGAGTTCGCGAAACTTACCCCGTCGTTGTCCGCTAACGCGCTGATGTTCTGTGACATGGCCGCGCCGCGGGAAATTCCAACACCTATCGCAGGTGGTGCGGTTGATGTCCTGTCCGAGATGCGTTCCACCTCCGGCTGGGCCGTCCGTCCTGAAGCAATCACCATCCTGTCGATGGCGTATAACGCCTGATTCATTTTTGATGTAGCTAAGCCTCTGCCGGGGAAACTCAGCAGGGGCTTTTTTACGAGGGTAAACAATGAAACTGTATATCGCTAACACCACCAAGCAGCGCAATATTTTTGCTTTCCGCACGCTGGAAACAGGCCGCCTGCGCCAGATCCCCATCGACCATGGTTCCCAAATGATGGTGCTCGATGGATCCACAGAAGAAGTGGAAGCAGTCATCCAGCATCATCAGACCTACGGGCTGCAGGACTCGTCCAGAATTGACCAGAGCAAGGCGTTTGTTGGCCTGTGCTACAGCGTCAATAAGCCCGTTCCGGCATCCGTTATTGAGAAGACCATTCGCGATAACGACATCCATCTGACCAACAATGCGCATAACCGCCGGCAGGCTTCAGTTGCAGCACTCGACAGCAAGCTTCGGGAAAGCGGGATCGGCTACGAAGGCGATATGGAATTCAACGCCGAGCAGGCCAAAGGTCGTGATGAAAATGATGACACTCCGACCGTAAACGAAACCATTGCCACCTCTAAAGCCGGAGCCCGGAAAAAATGACCATCAGTCTGTCGGGCTTTATCGAATTCGTTCGTGCTGACATGGATATCACTCCGGATCAGGTTCCCGACAACTCACTGTCATTTTCTCTGGCCTATGGCGGCGCGGTTGAATGGGTTAACCGTGATATTGAAATGGTGATGCCGAACCTGTACGCGGTCGCTGTGTATAACCTCGCCGCGTCCTTCCTGGTCAATTACGGCACAGAGGACGTGTTCGGGGCATTCCGTCAACAGATGGGGCTGAACAATATCGCAACCGGCGTGATCACAGGTGCCGGAGATAACTCTACCAGCGCACAGAGGCTGGTCCCTGACTTCTTCAAAGACCTGTCACTGACAGACCTTCAGATGCTGCAGGATCCGTGGGGTCGCCGCTACCTGATGATTGCCCAGCAATTCGGGAGTCTCTGGGGGTTGTCATGATCACCCTGCACCTTGGCGTGATTGATATTCCGTATGAGGACGAGGGCACCACAACCGGGGATGTTGCGGAGAGGCTGGAGGAAAAGTACCAGATTATGCAGACGTTTTTTAACCGGTACGGGAATGAAATCGCCGACATGATGAGTAATGACCTCGCCGCCGGTCTGGAAAACATGCTGGCCGGTGCGCCTCCGTCGAAAGACCCGTTGGCGGAATCCATGTCGCGGGTCCACGACCTGTTTGTTGCGTTTCTCGATAACAGCGAAATGAACGGCATGCCGGGGGTACCGACGCGCCGGGCGCTGCTGGGAATATCGAAACGCTTCAAAAACAAGAAGGGCACTCCACGACCTTCGTTTATCGACACCGGAACCTATCAGGCTGTAATGCGCGCCTGGGTAAGCGGGGTACTTAATGCCTTCCCTGAATGAGTTACAGCAAACGGCCAGAACGGAACTCAACGCCACGCTGACGCAGGGTCTGGATGACCTGAGTCAGTACCAGATCGTCACTTTTACCAAATATCTCCGACAGGTTCTGCCGCTGGACGGCTTCGTATTCTGGGTAAAGGCGTCGATTGTCTCTGATGATCCCGATCCGGAACCTGACACGGTTGAGGTGAAAGGCTATCTGCATCTGACTACTGAAAGCATACAGGATGACGAACAACTGTATGACCGGAACGTTGTCACGCTGACAGCGCAATCCGATATCGATCCCTTTAACGATATCGGCCCTGACGTGCTCTACATAGGGGAGTTTTACGGCATCCAGTTTTCATTCTCACGCCGTACCGGACTCAACGAACCCGCCAGGCTTTACCATTACACAGGCGAGGCGGTTTACCCGCACATGCGGTCGCAGATTATCAATTCAGCGGATGATATCGATCTGAGTGATGTCGTGGTTTCCGGCTCTCTGCCGATATGGCTTGGCCTGAACGAGTACATGCCAATGTTCCCGGCGATGCTCTCCACGCAAAACCTGTCACCACCGTATGCCACGGTAAAGTGCAGCAACACCGCCCCGGTGGCTGGCGCTTTTTATCTGGATGAACAGCAGAATCAGTATCAGCTGGTTTGTGAGGATGTGACCATTTCGGTTACCGGGCTGCGCAATTCGGCCATTGAAGATTTTTTGCTGGCGGTCCAGCAGTACACGCTGAGCGATACCGCTGAAATGGGGGTGATGAATATCCCCGTGGTGCAGGATGAGCGCGTCACCCAGAACGAGCTGAACATTCTGGCAATGCGCAAAACCATTAAATTCAAAATTAACTACTACCAGCAGCGGATGAGAAATGTTGCCCGCCAGCTGATCACGTCTGCGATCCCCGCCATTTATCCGGAGAAATAGCTACATGTCGATTGTCAATATTAACATTTCGGTGACAAATCCACCGAAGCCCTCGCAGCTGCTGAAAACCGGCGCGATGATCTCAACCGGGGGCACCACGCTGGAGGCGGGTACTTTTCAGTTGCTCACCTCAAAGGACGACCTGAGTGACTATGCCGCACCGGCCAAAACAATCTCCTCATTGTCATGGGCAACGAATACAGTGACCTTAACGCTCTCAGCAGAACATGGCTGGACGAACGGGCAGGAGGTGCCGATCGTTGTCACTGGCGCTGCGCCAGCAGCTTACAACGGTGCGTTCACTGCAACGGTGACAGGCGACGACACGCTGACTTATCCACTTGCTGCTGACCCTGGCACGGCCACGGCTATGGGAAGCCTGTCAACCGTGGCGGCCGGTGAGCTGCAGCAGATGAACACCACTTACTGGGCACAGGGAACCACCAGGGCTGTCTATGTGCTGGAACTTGGCGATATTGCGGTTCCGGCTGCTGTCACCGCGCTGAGCGCATTTATCGATGAGGATGTGGCGCTCGGAAACACCTACCAGACTTTCTTCTCCTATCTGGTGCCGAGGGAATGGGATGAAGAAACCACGTTTAAAGCGCTGGTGAATAACTACACGTCACCCGGTTCGATGGTGAAATTCTTCATTACCACCACGATTGCCACCTGGCAGGGCTGGGCCGCTGAGAAATATCCAAACGTGCTGGCAGGTGTTGAGGCCCCCGACATCAGCGCGACTGAATTCTCAATGGCTACATTCTTCCAGTCTTCGCTGGCGAACGACCCCGGATCTTCGAACATGGTGCCGCCAATGGCCTACCGGTTCGCATATGGGGTCACGGAATATCCGCCAGCCGGTAACAGTTCACTGCTGAAAACGCTGCAGGACAATAACATCAACTACATCGGTTCAGCGGCGGAAGGTGGGCTCAGCAACAAAATGTTTGTGGCCGGGCACATGCTGGACGGCATGCCGTTTAACTACTGGTACGCCGTCGCCTGGTGCGCCATCAACCTGCAGCTGGATCTGGCAAACGAAATCATCAACGGTTCCAACACCACGGTCAATCCGCTGTATTACGAGAAGGAAGGTATTGAACGCCTGCAGCGCCGCGGACTTAAAACGCTGCGATCCGGCATCAGTTACGGACTGATCCTCGGCCAGGTCATCGACACCGGACTGACGCAAACTGAGTTTAACGATCAGTATGAGAAGGGCGCTTATGCGGGCAATGCCGTTATCAATGCGGTACCGTTCACCAGCTATACCAGCCTGAACCAGTCGGATTACCAGGACGGCAAATACGGCGGCCTCAGTGCGGTTATTACGCCAAAACGCGGGTTTGAGTCCATTACCTTCAACGTCAACGTAACCAACTTTGTGGGGGCGTAATAAATGCCAAATCCATTAGTTTCACAGGGCTTTCTCAACCGCGTCAGAGGCTCTTTCACCGTTACCGATAACCCGGCGCTCAATGTCAGCGCTTCTTATCTTGGACGCGAGGGGATCAGCCTGCGCCCTGATACGGCGGCCACCGACATCATCCCGACGATGACGGGCACTGTCGGTAGCCAGTCGCCTTACCAGCAGGTTACGGCGACCGTTCACCTGCTTAAAACTCAGTCGCTGGGTAACAGCTATCAGAAGCAGTTCGCAACGGATACCGCGCTCGGTGAGGTGGTGATCACCCCTGATGCCACCACGTTCGGGAATTACACGCTGCTGAACTGCTATCTCGTCAACTTTAACGAGATGGGATTCAACGGTTCAGATGCCGGTTACGTTGTGACAATTTCCGGCTATATCACCACAAACGATAATTCCTGGAATTAATAACCGTGAAAATTGACAGAAATTTAAACCTGGTCAGCACCATTAACCGTGATGACGGTTCGCTGGTCTATCTGCATATTGTCCCGTTCCCCTACGAAGTGGTTGAGGAAAACTGCGTGCTGCTCGGCAGAATGTTCAACCAGTTTTTCACTCAGGTAGGTTCGGTAGGCGCGCCACGGGTGGCGGCGATGATGCTGCGCCAGGTCCTCAAGGCACAGCAGGAGTCCGGAGAACTGCCTGCAGGCACGCCCACGCTCATTGATGACATTCAGCGCCTGACCAGCGTGATTTACAGCGAGGGTGGAGCGTGGCGTCAGATCCCGCTTGAAGCCGCGTTTAAGCAGGGCATTCTTACTCCGGAGGAATACCGTGAGGTAGAAGGGGAAGCCGTTTTTTTTATGGTCTCCTCTGCCATTCAGAAAGCGAACCTGATAGCGCCAACCGTGGGGAGGGCGCTCGAAATGTACAGTGGGCTGCTCACCTCATCGAGCGCTACGGCATACCGAGATTCTTTACCGACGTCGAAAACGGAAGAGACTACCCAGATCCCGGAAGCCCTGCCGGAACGGTCATACATTCCCTCCTGACGTGGGCCGCAAATGAAGGCTTCCGGGATATCTGCCGGGAGCTGGATATCGGCGAGTTTAAAAGTCCGCTTCACTTCCGCCAGCGCTTCCTGCTGGAAGAAATAAGACAAAAGGGCTATTTCAATGGCGGCTAAATCCATTGTTCAGATCGATGTGGAAGACGATAAATTTGTCTCATTTCTGGACAAGTTCAACGAGTATCAGAAAGCCCTGGAGGGCCTGCCGGAACAGTGGCGCGTTGCTGCCGTGGGAATTGGTCAGGCAGCAAAAGAGACCGAAAAAGCGAAAGCAGGAACGGAAGCTGTTTCTCAGGCTTTTGCTGATGGGGTGGCGGAACTTGGTTCTCTCAATGAGGGGATCGGACGGCTGAACGGAAACCTGGAAAAGGCCAGCAAAACTCAGTCTGATCTGAACAAGAAGACGAGTGCGGGTCGCTCTTTCCTGAACAAAGCCAGTAAGGACGCCAAATCGCTGGCTGGCCATCTGAAAGATGCGACCGGCAGTATCCTGTCATGGGGTAGTGTGCTGGGCATATTTTCTGGACTGGCGGGCGCTGGTGGTCTCTGGGGCATGAATCGTCTGGCCGGATCGGCATCAGCACAGCGTTTTACTGCGATGGGGCTCGGGACCACTGCTGGCGGCCTTAATTCCAGCGCGGTTAACTTCCAGAAGGTGCTGGGTAATCCGGTCAGCACGCTGGGAGCCATTCGCGATTCACAGATGGATCTCAGTAAACGCTGGCAGTTCCAGGCAATGGGCATCAATAACCCCGATCAGGACCCGGCGAAACTCCTGCCGCAGATGATCAAAAGCGCCCGTGACATTTTCGTCCGGAATGGCAGTACCCAGCAGGGGGCTGAAGCATACGGGCTCACGAACTACTTCTCTCTCGACGATCTGAACCGCTTCAAGAAGATGAGCGACGCAGAAATCGACGCGATGTCGAAACAGGCAGAGAAGGACAGCCAGCGCCTGGCTATCACTGATAAGCAGCTCCAGCAGTGGCAGGATTTTAATGTGCAGCTGGACCGCAGCAAGGTCAGCATCGGTAACACGTTTATTCGGGGGCTGGCACCGCTGGCGCCTCAGCTGGGTAAACTCTCTGATGCATTCTCCACGGCGGTGGACACTGTCCTGAAATCACCTGAACTTGGCAAATGGATTGATGCGCTTTCTGGTGGTATTCAGCGGTTCGGTGACTATCTGGCATCGCCTGAATTCAAATCTGATGTGGAAGCGTTTATATCGGGTGTGGAGAGAATGGGCCGCATGATCGGCAAGGTTGTTGACTGGATTTCCGGTAAAACCAGCATTTCAGTGGATGATGTGGCGGCGCATTCCAGCATTCTCAGCAATGAAAAGGTTACAGATAATGCCACCGGGCAGAGTTACATTCCTGGGGGAGAAGATGATCCGCGTGTCCTTGGGATTCTTAAATCAGCACGAAGAGCCACTGGTGTTGCACCGTCGGATTATGACGGGTATTTCGAAGAGGCTGCCAAAAAATTTGGACTGGATGCGCGCCAGCTCAAAGCCGTCGCCGGAGCGGAGTCATCATGGAACGCGAAGGCCGTAAGCAGTGCGGGCGCGCAGGGCCTTATGCAGGTTATGCCTTTCAATTTCCGTAAGGGTGAAAATCCTTTCGATCCCCGCGACAACATCATGGCCGGAGCCAGAACCATGGCGTGGGCGAAAGGGATGGCAGGCGGCGATGTGGATGAAATGCTGCGCTATTACAACGGTGGAAGCAGGCGGGGAAGCCGTGAGAACCGTGAGTATCCTGGCAGAGTAAAAGAGCAGTATCAGGCGCTTTATGGCTCTCCCATGCCTGTGCAGGAAAACCCTTCTGCAAAATCAGGCAGCGGCAAAACCGATCAGATACTCCAGCAGATCCTGGATAACCAGCGCAGCGGCAATAGCCGAGGCGGCTTGATTGTTTACAACAACACCGGCGGGAATGCGATCGTCACAAGCACACAACTGGGAGGGTTTTGATAATGGCGTTCTCGCGTGAGCTGTACCGCCTTGGATTTGAAATATCACCGGTGATCCTCTGTGACGGTATCGCGCAAAGTATCCCGGGCGGCATGCTGCCGATTGTTGCACTGACGCAGAGTGCCAGCTTTATCACCAGCTTGCTGGGAGGAGGGAGCAGCCTCACCAACCTTGATAAATATTTCTGCCACTGGAAGGCGATGCAGGGCAGCACGATGATTGATTATGATCTCGGTCGCTACCCCTTCGCAAACCAGACCGTCGCGGCCAATGCCCTGCTGTCACAGCCGCTGCAGGTTTCCCTGCTTATGGATGCACCAGTCAATGAAAACACCGGGGCTATGACAAAGCTGGTGACGCTCAGTGCGCTGCAGGCCACCCTGCAGGCACACGCCAACCTGGGCGGAACATTTACGGTTGCCACTCCGGCATTGTTCTATAGCGGGTGCGTGCTGCGTACTGTCCGGGACGTGACAGGTGCCAATGAGTCGACGCCGCAGCGCCAGTGGTTGTGGAGTTTTGAGCAGCCGCTGGTGACCGAGGCGGGCGCTGCGCGGGCGGTCAACAACTATATGGGCAAGATAGACAACGGCGATCGGACAGACTCCAGCGCCTGGACAAACACTGTTTCAGCGCTGGGAAACACTTCGCTGGGCGGTGGAGTGACCGACGCCATTACCGGATTGATCGGCAAACTTAGTGGGACGTTTGGAATATGAGCACTGAATACTACCCATTCACCGGCAATGAACTGGTCAGCCAGATGTTTACGCCCTCACTGGACGGCACAGTCTGTAACTGTCAGACGCGCTGGAATAATGCTGCGCAGCGCTGGTATCTGTACATCACGGATAATTCCGGAAGTGTGTTGCTCAATACTGCTATGGTGGCCTCACCGCAGGGTACCGATATTAACCTGCTGGCTGGCGTATTTTTGCAATCCACCATGGTATGGCGGCTACCGGATGGCCGGATCGAGGTGACAACCTGATGCGATTTTATGATCTGAAAATTTTTTACCCTCCGCAGTACCCAATCGACCCCAACGCACAAAAAAATATTTTTAAACAGATTTCCAGCCTGAAAAACGGGGTGTTCAATCCTGGCTGCCTAATGGTTGAGTTCGACATTCAGAGGTTCGGTGAGTCAACCCCGAAAGGGAAAAGCGTGATATCTATCTGGGGACTTGGGCCTAAGGAGATGCAGCAGGCGCGTCAGGACCTGTTCGGCATGACCGTCGAGCTTTGGGTGGGTATGTCTGCAGGCTTGCCTCTGGCTAATCCAAAACAACAGGGGCTGGTGATGAAGGGGACCATCTGGCAGGTCCTGGGTAACTGGCAGGGTACAGAGTTGCGTCTCGACCTGGTTATTGTGGCCGGTCCGGTATCGCAGACCGACCCCACGCCACTGGCACCTTTGAACCTCACGCTTCCATGGAACAAAGGTATGAAACTCTCGGTTGCGCTGACGCAATGTTTCCAGATATTCGGCGGAGGGTACGGATACAACATTAACGTTAGCGAGCGACTGATTAACAGTTTTGACAGCACGATGATTTGCAGCAGCCTCGCGGAGCTTGCCAGGCAGGTAAACTCCCTCAGCAAAAGGATTATTCGGGACAGTAATTATTCCGGAGTGGAAATTTCAGTTGTGAACGGAAACGAGTTCCGGGCTTATGATAATGATTTTGCGAACCATTCTGACAGTTCAACTCTTAGTGGCCCTGTCCGGGTATCGGCCACCGACCGCAGAAACAACCCCAAAAAAATAGCATTTACCGATTTGGTGGGCCAGCCAACATGGGTGCAGTACGGAAAAATTGCGGTGCCCTGCGTTATGCGCAGCGATATTCAGGTGGGCGATTACATACGCATGCCGGAAAAACTGCGGCCAATGGTTCAGGCATCATCGTATTCCCAGTTTCGCGATGACTCAGCCTTCACAGGTGTTTTTTTTGTTTCTTCTGTGCGTTTGCTGGGCAACAGTCGCCAGCCGGATGCTAACGCCTGGGTGACCATTATTGAGGCACAAGTGGAAACAGGAGTAACCAGCCAGTGAGCATCAACAATAAAATGAATTTCGGCAGTAACATGAATCGATTTGCCGAAAACAAAATAGCCGAATCGCAGCTGATGTCCGGTAAAGTTCTGCCCGCCTCAGTGGTTAAGCAATCCGGGAAAATGGTCACGGTATCAATCCTGCTCAGGGATATCCCCTACACAATCCCACACCTGACCGTGCCACTGTTCGGGCCTGAGTATACCCGTTACCCGATGCAGCCTGGCGATAAGGGAATTGTGATCCCGGCGGACACGTACCTGGGGGGTGTCAGTGGCCTGGGTGGTGGCACTGCCGATCTGACTCCACCCGCAAACCTCAGTGCGCTCACTTTCCTTCCGATCAGTAACACAGAATGGCAGGACGTTGATCCGGAGGTGTTGACGTTTTACGGGCCGGAAGGGGTAACGCTAAGGGACGCTGGAAGCAACACAACCTTTCTGCTGGCGCCGGAGAGTGTCGCCATTGTTACCCCTGGCCAGTTCAAAGTTTCCGTCGGCGAAACGGTATTCACGCTGACACCTGATGGCTGGTCCCTGGTTGGGCAGAATGGCGTTCTGACCGACAGTGAAGCCAGTACCAGCCCGGCAATCATGCTTCAGGGCTGGCTGGCGCTTGTAGGTTGGGTTAACGGCCATCAGCATTCGAATGGTAACGGTGGCAACAACACCGGCGGCCCAACTTCGCAATTTAGCGGGAGCATCACACAATGAGGACTTACGGTCGTGACGCATTGGGGCGGTGGATACTGATAGAGACGGATAAAAACGGCTTTGATGACAGCGTGTATCTGACCACCCTGATCCAGAATATAAAGCTGTCCCCGCAGGAGTCGCCATTTTTTGCCAACCATGGTATTCCGGCCAATGGCTCAGTTATTCAGCAAATTATCCCTACGTATTACGTTAACCGCCTGCAGCAGCAGTTTAGCCAATATTTTTCATCACTTCAGATAGCGCTGACCAGCAGCGATCCGCCGGTCTACAGCATTTCTGTGATCACTAATTCCGGTTCAAAAATCGTAACGGATGTGTATGTATGAGTGATTTACCCGTTATTTACACCGCGTCAGGGCCGGTACCCCAGACCTCTGACGATCTTAGAGCAAAACTCATTGAAATAGCCACCACCCTGTCGCCAGGCTTAACCACAGATCTACCTGCATCTCTGATTGAGGATATCGCCAGCACTTCGACCGGAGCGCTTCTCAGCTGCGATCAGATGCGTATTGACCTGATTAACTCTGTTGGGCCGCTCACAGCCAATAATTTTCTGCTGAATACGCTCGCCCAGCAGTATGGTGCAGCACCCGTCAAATCGGAAGGGCTGACAACCGTTGCAGTGACTTTCACCGGCCCGGCCGGGTTCGCCATTCCGCAGGGGTTTCTGGTTTCGGATGGTAGTTATCAGTATGCCGTGCAGGATGCGGTTATCGTCCCGTCTTCGGGTACCACATCACCGGTAAGCTGTTCAGCGATGGTTAGCGGAATTTGGTCCGTACCCGAAGGAACTGTGACCAATATCGCAACCAGCCTGCCTGATGACATCACGCTCTCCTGCACGAATCTGACGGACGGGGTGCCTGGCGGAGATGCGGAGACCCCGGAACAGTTCCGGGCGCGCGTCTGGGAAGCCGGGATGTCGACGGTAATCGCCTATCCGGGGTTTATCAGGTCCAGGCTCACCAACGTGGAGAATGTTGTCACCCGGCTGGTTTCGGTAATTGCTGACGGCAACGCATGGGTAATCATGTGCGGGGGCGGTGACATCTACTCAATGGCCGGGGCAATATTCAAGTCGGCCGGGGATATCAGCAGGCTGAAGGGGAGCTCGCTGAACGTCACCGGGATCACAAACGCAAATCCTGGCGTTATCACCACGGATCTGACTCATGGATTTTCCACCGGCCAGGTTATCAATATTGCCGGTGTAACCGGAATGACGGGGATCAACAACACCGCTCTGTCAGTCACCGTTATTGATGCTCATTCGTTTTCGATTGGCAAAGACACCACCGGTTCTGGAGCTTGGACCGGTGGAGGGGTGGTGACCCCAAATTTGCGTAACCAGGCTGTGACTATCAACGACTGGCCGGACAGCTATATCATTCCCTTTGTGATACCGCTGCAGCAGCTCGTCACCGTGAGTTATCAGTGGAAAACTGAGGGTCTTAATTACCTCACTGACGCAACGGTGTTATCGCTGGTTTCCGGTCCGGTAGTGAATTACATAAACGGGATCTATGCCGGTCGCCCGTTAAACACCAACAGTCTGCGGGATACGTTTCTTGATGCTGTTGATACCGTGTTGAATAAAGACCTCATCAGCTCTCTGAAAATTACCGTCACTGTTAACGGGGTGATAACTGATGTGGATGAAAACACCGACATTATCAGCGGTGATCCATACAGTTACTGGTTCATAAACAGTAATGGCGTAACTGTTTCCGGGGGGTGAAATGCTGGACAATATCATTAAGGCCTATCTTTACCAGCAATATAACGATGATTCAAACCTCCAGGCGTTAATCGATGCTTACAACAAGCTGGCTCAGGAAATTTACGACTGGATGGCCGGTGCTAATCTGCCTGTTTTTATAGGCGGTTATAATGCTGGTGATCAGTTGCGATGGATTGCAAAGGGAATTTATGGTGTAGATCCACCCGTCCTGGTAAGCAGAAAAGTACGAGTCTTCGGCCCCTATAATACCCTGATGTTCAACCAGATCCCCTTTGACGGACGCCTGATCAGTGATGAGTCAGAGCAGGTAACCGCCTCTGATGACCTGTTCAAACGCATCATGACATGGAATTTCTACAAAGGGGACGGGTTCGAATTTACGATACCCTGGCTAAAAAGGCGCATTATGCGTTTTCTGACAGGGGCCGACGGTGTTGACGTGCTAAACGACCAGCACTGGAGCGTGTCGGTTTTGTTTTCTGATGATGGTGCTTCAATTTCAATTATTAAAGGCTTCAGGAAGCTCACGAATGCGGCGGTTTATGACTCATTTGCGTTTAATACAATGGTGCTGAACCAGAAAGACAGCGTTTTTATCAAAAGTGATGAGTATGAATTTGCTTACCTGTTCAAGCAGGCCTTTGACAGTGGCCTGCTGCACATGCCTTTTTATCAGTCCGTATCAGTTTCAATCGTTGGTTGATGTACTTTATAGAGGTTTAAGAATATCGATTAGTGATAAATAACCACCGCTGCCACATGTTGAAAATCTTAAAAAAACAATACCACCTGTTTTTGCTAATTCTTGTGATGCAGTTAGTTCTGGATTGTTCAATTTTTCAAAGTTTGTTGGTAGTGCAAATATTTCACCATCTTTTCTTTGTACTTTTATCAACTCAATGTATCTTCCAGATTTTGAGTATTGGTTGCCGATTACACTCATTATGCCTTGATTTAATGAACAATTATCCCCTTTCTGTGGGATGCTGTCTAACCCAGTGAAGCCAGCGGTATGCGTAACGTTATCAAAAAATACATCAACCTGAGCTATTGCACTAAAGGGAAGAAGTGAAATTGATAGGTATAAAAAAATTTTGAATGTCATTTTATTTGTCCTTATCGAATTGTGACAGCTATGCATGCAACTAAGGTATGCCATTGCTAAGTGTTATTTAAATTTCTTAAGTATGGAGGGCCCATGGCTCTAACTTTACTCGCATCAAACAACGCAACATCAGTGCTGGCCAGCTCGATCAGCGCCACGGCTACCACTCTATCCGTCAATTCGGGAACCGGGAGCCTTTTCCCGTCACCTGTCAATGGAACCAGCTACTTTAAGCTCACACTTGTGGATGCCGCAACCGGTACACTGACTGAGATTGTACACGTCACAGCGAGATCGGCTGACGTCTTCACAATACAGCGTGCTCAGGAGGGTACTACAGCTCGCATCTGGTCAGCAAACGACATTGCAGCAAATATGATGACTGCCGGAACGCTTAGCGTTTTTGCACAAAAGGATCTGTCTCTTCAGATCAATAATAATCTATCGGAAATCAATACCGCGGGGCCGGATGCAGTTAATGCTGCATTGACGAATTTGGGTTTGATAACCGGAGGGGCTGTAGGCCGACTGCTTGGCCCACCAAAGATTTTTACAGCCAGCGGAAACTACACGCCAACGGACGGCACTAAAATGATCGTCGTCGAAGTGCAGGGTTCTGGCGGTGGTGGTGGTGGTTCAGGTACTACAGGGTCATCGGCCTGTTCATCAGGGGCGGGCGGTGGAGCAGGCGGTTATGCCATGTCATTACTCACTTCCGGATTTTCTGACGGCGTTGCAATCACTGTTGGTTCTGCCGGATCCGGTGGGTCTGCCTCACCCGGTAATGGTGTTTCAGGGGGCTCGGTAACATTTGGTTCCTTCATAACATGTACGGGTGGTGGTGGTGGCGTTGCAACGAGCGCATCACCGCCATTCTCCTGCGCCCCAGGCACACCCGGAACGGCAACTGGTGGAAATATTGTGAATAAAAGTGGCAGTGGGGGCATGTCATCTCTTTTCCCATCTGTAAATAGTGGTTCTGCGGGGGCGGGAGGTTCATCTCAACTCGGCACCGGAGGATATGCGACAACAGTGAACTCTACTGGCAGCGCAGGTACTGGTTATGGAGCAGGCGGCGGCGGGGCATTTTCGAGCGTATCCACATCAGGAAAAACAGGTGGCGCTGGAAGCGGCGGCGTGGTCATTGTATGGGAGTATGCATGATGTCAAATTACGCACTGATTAAAGAAGGCTTTGTCTTAAATATTGTCGTCTGGGATGGTGAGGGTGATATTTTTGAAGATTACACCACTGTAGAAATGAGTGACGATTTTCCGGCTCAGATTGGCGACGCTTACATCAACGGCACGCTCTATCCCAAGCCGCGTGATGGCTATGATTACACGTTCGATGCTGAAAAACTGGAGTGGATAATTACCGCAGACAGTGCGAAGCAGCAGGCCGTTGATCATGCGCAGGAACAACTTCGAACTGCGCAATCGGAATATGATCGCGCATCTTCAAAAATTGATGCCCTTCAGGATCAGATTGAAGACGAAGACTACTCTGAAACTGAAACGGAAGAAGCCGTTAAAGCTGCGAAAACTACATGGACAACCTACCGTAAAGCACTGCGTGCTTATATTGCTGCAGCTGACGGCACCAAAACGCTGCCGGTAGCCCCGGACGCTTAACCCACCACCCAGCCCGGTTCGCCGGGCTCCAATCTAAATCCCCCATCATTTCAATACCATTTCCGAAACTATACAAAAATCCAGTTGATCACTAATCACCCGCAAACTACTGTGTATGCATACAGTAATTTGGGGTGAGTTATGCCACGCGACTATGAGATACCATCCGCATTCAAGAATGCGATCAAAGTGGCCGGAAACGGTCGGCGCACGGTCAGCACCATCGATTTTGTAAACGAGCTGAAAACCATAAATTTTGACTGGTCACTCAGAGAGGCGAACGTCTGGATAGAGCACTACCAGTCATGCTTTAAAGACGTCAGCACGGAAGAAGGTGATCGGCGTACATTCATGCTTTTCAATCCGAACGGGGGAGGTTGACATGGGATTTCCGAGTCCGGCAACAGATTACACCGAAGAGCGGCCGAATCTGAACACGATATGCCGCATCAGTCCCACGTCGCAGCTTTACGAAAAAGATGGCGACATCTACGTTATTGACCGGGCTGTGCGTCCTTCGCGCGGAGACGAGTTCATTTATGAGCTTTACGGGCAGTGTGGGATCGGTAAGATGCAGGGGAAGGCGTTGATCACTTCTGATGGTGAGACAATCGAAGGGCCTGTTCTTGACGACCTTATGATGTTGGGTACTGTTACCTTCACTATTGTGACTCATTATGAAGATCACCGGCCAATTATTTGAGGGTAGATTTTGAGCTGAAATCAATAGTAGTACACGGATTAGTACACAGAATTTCATGTGATGAATTTATTTTGTTGTAACCTATTGATAAATATTAACAATGGACATCAAACAGCTAATTTACCTGTGTAACCTTGAGCGGGAGCGGCATTTTGGTCGCGCCGCAGAAGCCAGTTTTGTCAGCCAGCCGACGTTGTCGATGCGGCTGAAAAACCTTGAGCGCGAGCTGGGGCTGTCACTGATTAACCGCAGCAACAACTTTGATGGCTTCACTCCAGAAGGCGACCGGGTGCTGACCTGGGCGCGGGAGATCGTTTCGGTCTATCAGGGTCTGAAGCTTGAAGTGGAATCTCTGAAGCACGGAGTGACGGGCACGCTCAGGATTGGCGTTGTGCCACAGTGCAGCGTGTCGCTGCCTGTATTACTGAAAGGCATCAGCGACCGTTTTGCGCAGTTGGATTATCGGGTCGCGGTGCTGAGTGCCGACCAACTGCTGGATGCGCTGAACAGCCATACCGTGGATGTCGGCATCGGATTCTTTGAACTGGCAACATTACGTGAGCTGCATTTTCAGGCCGAACTGCTGCAGGATAATGGTGTAGAGGTGGTGTTCCATCCCGGCCATTTTCCCCAACTGGTCGGCGAGGGCGAACTGTCCATCAGCGAGCTGAAAGACATTCCATTATGCCTGGCAGAACAGACTCGTTATTTCCGGCGTTATCTGGATATGTACTTCCGCGAGGCTGAATTGCATCCCAGAGTGATTCTTGAAACCACGTCGGTGTTTCAGCTGGCGCAGGGTGTGCAGGTTGGATTGGGCTGTCTGATCTCGCCGCGTGGTCATCTGCTGCCGGAAATGATGCCTGAGCTGCTGGCGCGTCCGCTGGCGATTGCGCCAATGGCACGGCAGGCGGCCCTTGTTATTGCGGAGCCTGGCCGGGCGACACCGCTGTCACAGCATTTCTTTGACGAAGTTCGCCGCTGGCTGAGCAAGCGCTGA